GCATAGGACTCACAAAGACTTATAATCTAAACAAAGAAACGGAGTTGATATGAAAAAAATATTAGAATATTTTAAATTAAAAATACTTGTTAATAAATTAATAAATAGAAATGACGGAATACTGACTGATGAAACTGTTGAAATTAAAATTGACGGCAAAAATTATAGTTTTCCTAAATATATTAAAAAACAATGAAGATAGAAGCAGACAATTATTTTGCAATAATACCTGAGTGGATATTAGACGCAGACATTAGCCCAAGAGCAAAGAATCTATATTGTATCTTGTGGACTTATGCAGATAGAAAAGACAACTCTTGTTTTCCAAGTGTAACCACTTTGTCAAAGCGAGTAGGTGTTAGTCGAGCCAATACACACAAGCTCATCAATGAGCTACTGGACTTGGGTGCTATTACAAAACAAAATCGAGTTAAGGATAATGTAAAGCAAACAAATCTATATTTCTTGATTACAAGCAAACCTAGTGTTGTAGATGATACCACTACATCTAGTAGTATCGTAGATGATACGAGGGGTAGTACTGCTGACGATACAAGGGTAGTATCGGAGACAATACATAGAACTATAACCAATGAACTAAAACCAATAGAACAAGAATATGTGGACGAGCCACAAGTAAAGAAGATTGATGAAGATGTACTTAAACAACGCAAGTCACTCTATCGAGTTTTTGTTGATGAACTTGGATATGAGCCAAGAAGTCAAATGGAGAAGTCAGGTTGGTTTAAAGTCTGTAAGGAGTTAGCTGAGGTCGGTGTTACAACTGATATGCTTAAAGGCTCAATCCTTGCCTACAAGAAACATTGGAACAACATAGACATCACGCCATACGCAATCAACAAATGGTTTGGGAAGTTTGAAGCTCTAGGTAAAGACGAGATTCGCAAGAAGCAAATGCAGGAGAATCCAACTTTAATATGTGAGGAGAAGGGTCATCACTTCATAGACCATAACTTCTTCTTGTACTGTATTGTGTGCAAATTAGAGCAGAAAAAGTAAAAAAATATAAATTATTTTTACAGACCCTATAAACATTGGGTTTTTTAGTACATATTTCTTAGAAAATACTTGGTTATAATCTACGATTATGCCATAATTAAGTATGAAAGAAACAAACAAGGAGAGCGTAGTGAAAAAATTAAACAAATATGAAAGAGCAATAATTAATACAATTTTCGAAGTTGAGAATTTAACAAATCAAGTTGGCGAAGCTATTTGGCACAATGACCAAAAAACTTTTAGAAGTGTTCTTGAATTAGCTTGTACTTGGTCAGAAATAGATACAGAAATTGGTGTAGAAGGAATCGAATGGGATAAAGTAAAAAAACAAGTAAGAACTAACGCTACTTGGTTACACGTTGATAAATTTTACGGAGATATGTTTCGACCAAATAATTGTGGTTGTAATCATAAAGACGGTTGTTGCTTACCACAATGTTGCTCAAGTGTTTTATACTGGAACAATGACAAAGACCTTCCTAATAGAGAAAATTGTGTTGACTACAATCACAAGTCAAGACTTGTAGCAATCTAATAATCTAAACAATCTTGTAAGGTCGGTATCATTCGATACCGATTTTGCTATTATGGGTGCATAATGCCAAAAGAAACACTCGCATATAATGACGACTTAGTACAAGCTCTTTGCGATTCAATCGCAACAGGAATGTATGTTAACCTCGCTTGCCAATCAGTAGGCATAGGCACATCAACACTTCACGAATGGAAGAAAAAAGGTCAACAAGGCATAACACCTTATGACGAAGTATGGAAAAGAATACAGATTGCAGAAGCCAAAGCTATTGAGAGAAGGATTAGAAGAATAGAAGAAGCAGGGGAGAGTGGCTCTTGGCAGGCAGACGCTTGGTACTTAGAGAGAAGATACCCACACTTGTTTGGTAAAAGAGATACAGTCGCTATTGAAAATCAAGATAGTCAAGAAGTTAGACTGCGTTGGGCAGACGGTAACTTACTAGACAAAGCTCAAGAAGAAGAATTTGTAGAAGGCGAAGTCATAGAGCCAAAAGGATTAGACAATGGAGAATGAAGATATTAACCAATTGTTTGCTGAGATTATAGAATTTAATAATCTTTACATTGACGCATTAGAAATTAATAAAGATTTAGATGACCCAATTCTTGATGAGTTGGTTGATTTTGAAATACCTGCCGTAGTATTTATTCCAATGATTACAGATATGGGATTGATGTATAGTTCACTTCCAATATCATCAAAAGCATTGGAAACATTTATTACTTGGTTTAAAGCTCAGGAGTAATATGCAATCATCTTTAGATAGTGATGTCTTATCAGGCTTAGATATTCAGTTGCCACCTTTACACTCAGCACAAATGGAAGTTGTAAAGAATATGAAAAGGTTTACTGTTCTATCAGCAGGAAGGCGTTGGGGTAAGACCAAACTTGGTGTTTGGCTTTGTCTTAAATACGCTTGGGAAGGCAAGAGAGCTTGGTGGATTGCACCTTCTTACTCAATGACAAACGAAGCGTGGGCAGATTTACGAAGTATTGGTATCGAATATGGTATTAGAGTAAAAGAAGCAGAGCGAACAATCGTAACTGCAACTGGTGGCTCAGTACAAGTAAGGTCAGCAGATGACCCTATGAAGCTCAGAGGTGCAGGTCTTGACTTTGTTGTTTTAGACGAGTGTGCCTTTATGAAGCCACAAACTTGGGCAGAAGTTATCCGACCTGCCTTAACAGAGAAAAAAGGTAGTGCATTTTTTATCAGCACGCCAAAAGGATATAACTTTTTTGAGAAATTGTACTCAGAAGCAAATGTGCTTGATGATTGGGTCAGATTTACATATCCTACAATAACAAACCCAATTATTGACCCTGCCGAGTTAGAAATGGCAAAACAAGAGATAGGAAGTTTTTTATACGCTCAAGAGTACGAAGCTCAATTTATAGAAGCAAGTGGTGGTTTATTTAAAGCCGATTGGTTTGACCATTACAAAACAGAACAAAGAATAGGAATTGACGAGGAAAAAAATGAAAATACAGAAATTATTTATAAATATAAGGACAAAGAGTGCAGGCTTGAGGATTGCCGTAGATATGCAACTGTTGACCTTGCAACATCAACTAAACAAAGTGCTGACTTCACAGTTATTACTTCGGTGGCAATCACACCTGAAGGCAAGATTCTCATACTGGACATTGACAGACGAAGATTGGAAGCACCTGATTTATTGCCCTTACTACAAAGAAAAGTGGAACAGTTTGACTTGGCGTATGTGGGGATTGAGCGAGCAGGTTACCAGTTGGCGTTTATTCAAATGGCTAAGAGAGAAGGATTAATAGTAAAGTCGCTTAAAGCAGATAGAGATAAGGTATCAAGAGCTTATCCATTGATTGCAAGAATGGAAGCAGGAGACATCTTTTTTCCAAAGAACTCAACGTGGTTTGCTGACGTACAAACAGAGTTGCTAAGGTTTCCTGAAGCAGAGCATGACGATATAGTTGACTCTTTGGCATACGCAGTAATAGAATCAAAAGTACGCAAAAGTATAAAAGTTTTGTAAATTAAGTTAAGATATAAGAGCATAGAGTAGTAATGCCGATAAGGGTTGCGTCCATTACTACTCAAATGCTCACAATGAAGGATAGATATGGCAGAGAGAAGAAGTTTCAGAGAAGTTGTCTTTGGAAGAACACCTGAAGTAAAAAGAACAACAGGATTTAATTTCTTTAGACAAGGAGTTAGTCAGAGAAATACTAACTTTATACAAGGTTATCAAAGTAACGCAGGTCAATTTGATGTAGGTGGACTTGGTAACGGTGCTTCTAACTCAGCAGTAGTATCTTGCTTGCAAGTCTTAGGGACTGCCTTCGGAGAAGCCGAACTAAAAGTTTATCAAACAAACGAAGCAGGAGAGTTAGATGTCCTTCCTAATCATCAACTGACAATGCTTTTTAAAAGACCTAATCCTTATATGTCAGGAGATGTCTTACAAAACTATTTAATACAATCAATGCACATCTCAGGAGACGCTTATCTTCTCAAACAAAAGAATGAAGCAGGACAATTAGTCGCTCTTTATCCTCTTATGCCTGAGAATGTAACTGTTAAAGGTAATGATGAGACTTTAATCTCGCATTATGAATATCAAGTTAAGAATGAAAAAGTAATCCTTGATAGAGATATGATTGCTCACTTCAGACTAGGACTAGACCCTGAAAACCATAGACAAGGTTTCTCGCCAGTTAAAACATTACTAAGAGAGATTTATGGAGATGAGAGTGCAGGACAAATGGCAACATCAATCCTCGCTAATATGGGTGTCCCTAGCTTTATGATTACACCTAAAGATGAGTATGGCTTAACAGAAGAAGAAGGAGAAGCTATCTCTAAAGCATTCCAACGTAAGACTGGTGGTCAGAACAAAGGTAAACCTTTAGTACTATCAGGTGGCGTAAATGTAGAGAAGTTAGCCTTTAGCCCTAAAGACTTAGAGATTGGAGACTTGAGAGAGTCATTCGAGTCTCGTGTTTCTTCAGTACTTGGCGTTCCTTCTATAATCGCAGGATTAGAAGTTGGACTTAAGTATGCTACATACTCAAATGCTAAAACCTTGCGAGAGTTCTTTACAGAACAAAAGCTCATACCTTTATGGGATATGGTGTCGCAAGAGATAACACATCAGATACTTAAAGTAGATTACCCTAACTCAAGTAACTTAGAAGCAAGATATGATTACACAGACGTAAGAGCTTTACAAACAGATACAAATGAGATTTACGAGAGAATGAACTTAGCAGTCACAGGTGGTTGGGTTACAGTTGCCGAAGCAAGACAAAGTATTGGTTTACCTACTTCTCCTGAGCAAGATGTCTATTTACTTCCTGAAGGTAAGGTTACAATACCTGCCAATATGGTTACAGAGTATAGACCCTCAACAATTGAACAAGAAGAACAGACTGATGAAGTACCTGAAGCAATAAGCCTCGCAAGTATGCAATCTGTTGAACTTAAAGTAGTTGAGGAGATAGACGGAGAGTATTGTGTCATTACAGAGGAAACAGGTCGCAATATGGGTTGTTACCCTACTAAAGAGTTAGCAGAGATACGACTTCGACAGATAGAGAGATTTAGCGATACACCTAAAGCTATGGTAGGCAAAGATGAATTTACTACCTTAGATGAAGCCGAAGCTAGAGCAGAGGAACTTGGTTGTAATGGTACACACCAACACGATAAGGACGGTAATACTATCTATATGCCTTGTTCTACACACGCTGAGTATGAACAACGCTTAGAAGATAATGACGCAGACTGAGGTTAAAGTATCTGCTCGCATTAAGAAGATACTGCAAGACAAAGTAACAGAACACAACAAAGACAATCCTAAGTACAGAGCAACCTTAAGTATGTTAATATCTTGCTTCAACAGAGGTGTAGGGGCTTATAACACCAATCCACAGTCGGTTAGACCAACTGTTACATCTTCTGACCAATGGGCGTTAGCAAGAGTCAATGGACTCTTATACGCTCTAAGGAATGGTAAATACAAGCGTAAGCCGTATGACACAGACTTGCTACCTAGAAACCACCCTCTTAGCTCTAGGAAAAACCTCGCAACAAATTCTACTCCTACTGCACATACGGTAGATAAGGATAGTAAGAGGAGTACTGATAGTTCTAGTGTATCGTCTACGATACAGTTTCAGTCTGATTTAGGTACTGATACAGAGGAGTTGGGAATGGTCGGAGATGTAGACACAGGCATAAACGGAAACCTTAAAAAAGGAAAATATGATGACCTGAATTTCTCGATACCAAAAGGAGTTAAGACCCAAGCCGAGCAAGGACTGGCACTACGCAAGAAGTTTGGACGAGGTGGAACAAGCGTTGGATTAGGAACGGCTCGCTATCTTGTCTCCAATACAAAAGCCTCGCCTGAGAAGGTAAGGCACATAGCTAAGTACTTCCCTAGACACGAAGGAGACTTAACTAGCCAAGCTCATAGAGACTACATAGCAGGACGAACTGATAGAGCTACTAACGGTTGGATAGCGTGGAAGCTATGGGGTGGCAGTAGTGGACGGACTTGGAGTGAGAAGCTAGTACGAGCTATGAACAAGAGAGACGAGAAGGAGAGTAGTGCGTCAGAACTGGTACGGAGACACAACCTAAGACAACAAGCAGACGCAGAGTACAGGTACAACCGTCTCAGTTCAGTAGAGGTCAAGCAAGGTATATACAAGAACTACGAAGCTATGCTTAGAAACTGGGAGAAGTGGTACACCGACTTCTACTTCGGTCTCTTGCGTAGTCAGAATGAAAAAATCACGAGGAGTATGGTGCGTGGGCAAGATAACCGTGCGTACAAAAATTCCATTTTGAATGGACAATCTCCGATTCTGAATAAGTTGATTGATGACACTACGCTTGATTGGAAACTAGATTTGTATGATGTGTACTTATCTGAGGTGTATGACTTTGAATTATTTCAAATGGGTATTCTCTTACCTGAAACTCTTAAAGGCTACTCCGAAGTCGAGGACACGGACTTATACGATTACAAGGCTAGAAGGAAAAATCGTAGTCAAGTAGTGAACGAAGGCTTCTATCCAATACGAACTCGTGGTGGTGGGATTATTCCAACTGCTCAGTCTCCACTTCCTAGAACAAGATATAACCGACAAGCAGTTGCGTTTGTAAATCAATCATTAGACAACACACTTCCTGAATTAGCAAAGACCACGAAGGCAACCTTAAACAGAACAATCAGAAGAAGTATTGACGAAGCAGTCGAGCTTGGTTTAAGTGGGGACACAATGTATGAGTACATTACTGGACAAGTCGAGAATGCCTTACCTAAAAAGTTTATGGGTAGAGCTTC